GTTCTCGAGCTCCTTGTTGCTCTGCTTGAGAGCGGTGACGATCTTCCCGGCCTGCGCCGTGACCATGTCCTTCAGGACGGCCTCGATGACGAGCTGCTCGGTTCCCTGTTCGGCCATGGTCAGTCTCCAGTGCTCTCAGGCCGCAGTGGCCCGCGTCCGCGCGCGCGGCGCAGTGCCGCACGCTCCTCCTCGATCTGATTCCGCTCCGCGTCGATCACGCCTACCCAGCGCGAGAAGCCAGCGACCTGGTCCTGCATCGCGCCCGCCGCTGGCAGGAACCCGCGCTCGAGGTCGTGGTAGGCGCGCATGAGCGCGCGCGCCTCGTCGCTGATGACCTTCCGCGGGCACCGGTAGAGCATCGCCTTCCCGCTGCCCGCGCAGCGCTTGCAGTCCGCGCCCGCCCCGTCGCATCGTGGACAGGTCACGGTGAATACAGCCTCCGACGCCGGCGCGTCGCACCCCCAGTCCTTGCGGTTCTCGGGCTCGACGCACAGCGGGCACCTGGCAGCTACGTCCCCGAAGGCTGATTGGACGGCTGCCCGGACAGTTCCAGCTCGGCCTCCGTCACGGTCGCGCCGCTCTCGATCGCGCGCGCGACCTCCATGCGGTCCTGCAGCGTGATGGTGGCCAGGGACTCGTCGGAGACCTTCCCGCTGCGCGGGTCGAGATCGAGCTTGATCTCGTGCCCGGCCGCGTCCCGACAGTTCTCCCACCGCGCCAGGCCGCAGCCGAGGATGAAGAACAGCATGCTCCCCACGTTCGTGCGGGAGTTGCCTTCGCCGTCCACGCCTTGCCCGACGTCGATGGCCATGTGCTCCTCGCGCGCGGTCAGCGAGCGAATGAAGAAGCGCCTGCGCTGCTCCGGCGGAAGCTTGCGCTCCCGCGCGAGCACGTAGAGGCGCTCCGCCTTGGGGTCGATCGCGATCATGTCTTCGTCCTGCTTCTCTGCGCCTGTCGCCTGATGAAGTGAAGTGCCCGCGCCCAACCTCCTGCCGGCAGGCGCGACCCGGTCGTCGACACGCAGGACGTGCGTATCCGAGACGGGGCGCGGGCGGTTCTGTTGTCAGCTCTCACCCAGGGTCAGAAGGCACCCCTGAGCGAGTAGATGAAGATCAGCTCCGAGTCCTCGCGCTCCGCACCGGCGACGTCGAGCCCCGAGAGGTCGAAGGAGACGTCGTCCGTGGCGAAGCCGTCGCGGTCGCCAGCGCCCATCGCCGTGATCTTGCAGCTCGGGCAGGTGAGCAGGAACCGGTTGCCGTCGTTGGTGCCCCAGGACGTGCGCAGCCGGAACGTGTCGCCGACCTGGAACAGGGACTCGAGCGGGAAGCTCGCTTCGGGCCGGATCTCGGGGTTGAACTGCCCCTTGCCCTGGCGCGTGCCCGTGTGGAACGCCACCGTGGTGCCGTTCGTCTGCGTCGCGTCGCGCTGGACCGAGGTCTGGCTGCCGTAGTCGAGCGAGAAGCTCGTGACGCGCGGCGAGTGCTCGCTCGCGTAGCTGTTGTAGCCGGGGTAGCCGGAGCTCGCCTGGCTGCCCACGGTGAACTTGGCGCCCATGAACTTCGGGGGCACCAGCGTGTTGTAGGTCACGCCCGGGACCGTGCCACGGTTGCTGATGCTCGCCAGCGTGCCCTTGAACGTGAAGTTCATGAACACGGGCTTCCCGATCTCGGTGCTGAAGCTGACCGTGCCGCGCGCGCCGGTCATCTTCACGGCGCGCCCGTCCTCGATGAGGCCGAGGGTGAGCGTCGGGATGCGGGTCTGGCTGACCACGGCCGAGGCCGCGATGGTGCAGTCCCTGCCGGCCTCAGTGAGGTTCGTGAGCGTCTCGCCGGGGCCGACGCTGACGATGCCGTCGAGCAGCTCGAAGGCCTGGGCCGCCGCGGCCGCGATCGTGGCCTTCGCCTGCAGAATGGCGCCGGAGACGGTGCCCTTGAACAGGTCGCCAGCGGCGGGAGCGCCGCCGGGGATCGCCGAGACCGCGAGCGCGATCTGCGAGCTCGAGACCGGGAACCAGGCGTAGCCGCCGGCTCCGCCGACGCCGTTGGTCGTGGCGATCACCGTCTGGGTCGAGGGCAGCGTGACGGTGAGCGTCTCCGGGTTGTCGAACTCGTCCGGGGTGACGCCATAGTAGCGGATGCGGGACTGGCCCTCCCAGTGGTCGCCGAGCGCCGTCGCGTTCTCGGTGCTGCCAACGAGAGTGCTGCCATGTTCGATCACCTTCTGGCCGCTCGTGCCACCGAACGTCGAGGCGATGGTCGCGGTCGAGATCGCGGTGCTGCGAAGGCCGCAGGCCTCGAGCACCAGGCTCCAGAACGGATTGCTGAAGTCCGTGGTCCCCGCGACTTCGAGTGTGAACGAGGACTCGGCCTCGACCACGCCGGAGATGGACGTGAGAGGGGAGAGGCTCGCGCGCGAGATCTCGCGCTGGTACTGCTCCTGGTTGAAGGTCAGCGACTGATCCTTCGGCTGCAGCTTGCCGTTCGCGGCGACAAACAGGAGCGCGTCCGAGATGGTGACCCCGGGCTGCGGCTCGGCGGACAAGAAGAGTTGCTTGCGGCGTGTGCTGGACATGGTTCAGTGGCTCCGCGACTCAGGTCGCAACAGTGGGATCGTCGAGGTTGTGGCGGAACTGGATCCGCACGTTGATCTGGGCGAGCGCGACGGGGAACCCGTCGTTCTCGTTGGCGACCTCGACACCCTCGATATAGGTGTCGAACGCGTTGGCGTTCCCCGCGAACGTGCCGCGGCCGAAGTCGGTACGCAGCAGCTTCTTGGCGTCCTCCGCGAAGCGGCGGATGTCCCGCTGCCAGTTGCCCGATTCGTCGTGCTTCATCACGAGCGACACCGCGAGCTTGAGGTTGCACTCGACCTGGTCGATGGCCCCGTACTTCTCGTCGCAGCCGAGGTGGGAGACGATCACGGCCGGCATCTCGAGGCAGGCGAAGGCGTTGCCCTTCATCTCGTGCACGCGCGAGACGGTCGTGTAGAAGCTCGCGCCAGCGACGATGGTCGCCAGACTTGCGATCACGTTCGCCATGATCCGGTCGTGGACGGTGTCGTCGGCGGGCATGTCCTACAGCACCTCCTCGACGCTGGCGCTCATCCGCCAGGCCTTCGCGCTCAACTGCTCGATCTCTGGCGGGCCGAGGAATCGGACCTTGAAGCTCTCGTTGTCGGGCGATCCCAGCGGGGTGTAGTCCATCGCGCGCACGTCGCTGGCGGCGATCCACGCGCGCTCGAGGATCTGGCGCTGGCCGCCGTTCGTGACCCCCCAGACGAAGTCCAGGCGCCGTAGCGGCCGCTGGTTGACCTGCCGCGCGCGCGAGACCATCGACTCGTCGGGCGTCTGCAGCGCGCGCCGCTCGTGCATGGAGGACACTTCGAAGTCCGGGCGGATCCCGGTCGTCTCGGTCCTGAGAGCCAGCGCAGCCATCAGGTGAAGCTCCTCAGCTCGCGGGCGATCTTCTGCAGGGTCACGCGGCGATCGCGCGCCATGCCCTTCCACGTGTCGAAGAAGCCCAGGCGCGAGGCGGACTGCTTGGTGGGGGCCTTGGGCCCGGGCAGCTCGACCTGCTTGACGAAGAGCCACAGCGGGACCGCGCCCTTGCCGGTGCCCGAGGACCTCGCCGCGGCCCTGCTGGGGCTCTTCCACATGAGCAGCAGCGTGCTGCCGCTGCGCAGGAAGAAGGTCTCGCCCGGGTGCGAGGCAATGAACTGGCGCGGGCTCGGGTAGCGCGCCTGGCCGCTGGCGGTCTTGTTCGCGTCGAGCGGGATGGCCAGGAACTTGGCGCGCACCGGGCGCACGATGCCGCCGTACTCCTGCAGGCGCGCGTAGGGGATACCTCCGCTGACCAGCCTCAGCTTCAGGTCGGCCGAGCCAGCCCCGCTGACCTTCGCGCCCAGCGAGCGCTTCAGGTCACCGCTGCGCGTGTGCAGCGCGCCTTCTCCGCCACGGAAGCGCTCGAGCATCGTCCCGCGCCACTGCTCGCCCCAGTCCACGAAGGCCTTCCCGAACTGCGCGTGCATCTTCTCGGGCATCTTGCGGAAGCCCTGCTCGATGCGGCGCATGCTCGCCGCCTGCACCCTGAAGGTCGGCTGGACCGCGATCACAGGCGGATCCTCCGGTGCGGCTTCAGGGCCTCGTAGAAGTCCGTCAGCGGCTTCAGTTCGTCGGCGTAGGCCACGCTGGTGCCGAACGCCTCCGGACTTCCGTCTGGGCCAGCCCGGCGATTCAGGCGCGCGACGCACTCGTTGTCGGCCGCGTCGGCGATCCGCGGGTACGCAGCGATGAACGCGGCCGTGTCCGCCGCCATCCCGCCGGTGTAGAGCACCTGGATGAAGCCCGGCTCGAGCCAGGTGCTGAGCCCGGAGAGGTAGATCTGGCCCTCCCCGAGCAGCACCTGGTACTCGCTGGTGGCCATCGGATCGATAGCCGAGAAGTCCCGCGTGCGCGCGTACCGCACGGCCGAGACCGCCGTCACGGGCACTGCGAGCATCCGCACGTAGCGCGTGCGAGCTCGCAGCGGCCAGACGTCCGTGTAGTTCCCCGCGAGGATCCGACGGCAGAGGTACTCCTCGGCCATCTGGCTCACCCCAGCGATGATCTTGTCGACGATCGCGTCGAGGCTCGAGCCGGTGATATCCCGCTGAGCCTTGACGCGTGCCGCCGACGTGATCAGGAACTGGGTCATCAGGGATCAGGCCGGGTCGACCGCCGTGATGGGATCGGCGCCGGTGGTGCCGGTGAGGGCCAGGGTGGTGAAGGCCGTCGTGTCGTCCTCGTGGTACTGCGTGAGTGTGCTGCCCGCAATCGACCACTTGTTGACCATGCGGCCGACGGCTCCGAACAGCGAGCGCGCGTTGAGCGTGTCCCCGTTCGAGCTGGCGCGCACGTTCGCGTAGGTCCGGCGGTGGGTGTGGTCCGCCTGCTTGTTGGCAGCGGCCGCGCTGAGCGCCGCGGCGCTGATCGCGTCCGCGGCAAATGTGGCCGCCGCGATAACGCCCGTGCCGAGCACGCCGCTGGAGACGGCGATGACCTGACCCTCGGTCAGCTTCGGCCGCACCAGCATGAACTTGGCTGTCACCGGTGCCATGCTCGCCTGCGTGATGTGCAGCACGACCTCCTCGGTGTCGTGACCGGCGGCGAGGTTCAGCGCCTCGTCCAGCGCGAGCGAGTAGACGCCGGGCTCGTTGCTCGAGCTGATCTCGGCCACCGTCGGCGTGGTGTAGGCCGTCTCCGCCACGCCCTCCTGCTTGCGCCGGACGGTGAACGAGGAGAGGCCCGTCTCGCGGGTCGTGAAGTCGGTCGAGTCGACCGCGACGAAGTGGAAGAACCGGTCTGTGGAACCGCTGGGAACTTGCATCATGTGGCGAGGACTCCTTGAAGGCCCGCCGCCGGGGCGGGACCGAAACCATTTCCGAGTTGCTGAAGGCCGTACATGGACGGGGTCTGCCCGCCGCCGCCACCGCCGCCCTGGATGTCCACGGGGTCCATGGTCGGGGCGGACAACGATCCGAGCACGGTGAGCGTGCGCGAGCTGCCGCCGTCGTCGGACGTGTCCGACTGCGACATGATCGGCCAGTGTGAGCGGCTCGAGCCGCCGGAGGTGTCAACCAGCGCGTCGCTGTTCATCTCGGAGAACAGTTCGGTCGCGTCCTTCGTGATCCCGACCCACATCTTGACGCAGGTGATCTCGAGGTTGCCGCCGCGCGGAATGTCTCCGAGCAGGTCGGTGCCGAGCCAGATGCCGTCCATCGCCCCGCCGCCACCCCAGGTCAGGCCCGAACCGGCCGTGGCGCTCGAGAGCGACCCCGCGCCATCGGCAGCCCAGTACCAGGTCGCGTTGCCCGTGGCTGAATCCCAGACCATCGCCCAGAAGTAATCCGTGTCGACGGCGAACGTGCCCATCGTGGCGTCGTTCCACGTGGCGTTGTTGCTGACCTCGCCGGTCATCACCCACGGCCCGCCACCCTTGCAGGCCATGCAGTACATCGAGAACCCGGACTCTGTGTCGAAGTTCGTGGAGTTGTGCGGGAGGCACAGCACGACGTGGCCCTGGTCGTTGCTGCCCGCTCCGACCGCGCCCTTGATCCTCACCCATCCGCAGACGGTGAGCGATGTCGTCACGGGGTCGAGGAAGTTTGTGCTCGCCCAGCGCATGCCGACGTCGCCGCCGGTGCCGTCGTAGTTGACTCTGAATCCGCGTGCTGCCATGGGTGGTTATCCGGTGCCGGCCTAGACCTCGGTGAAGCCCGCCTTCATGTACGCGACGATCGCGGGAGCGGTCAGACGGTCGTCCCAGTTGTCCTTGCTCATCGCGCGGACCGCCGTCTCGAACGCTGCGAGCGTCGCGGTGCCGCCGATGCTCCCGTGATAGCTGGCGATGTCGCGGCTCGGGTCGACGTAGGTGACCGTCGTCGGGCCCGTGGACGTGGGGCTCCCGCCTTCGAAGTGCGCGAAGAAGGCGGAGAACGTCGTGTACGCGCCGGCGACCTGTTGCGTCGCCCCGGGGGCGAGCGCGTACCGGTTGTTCGCCGTGACGAAGTCGGTGACGTCGATCCCGCTCGTGGCCAGGTAGATCGCCGCGCCGTTGTCGCCAGAGTAGAAGTGCGTGTTGCTCGGGTTCTGGCAGACGTTGTGGTGCAGCTCGACGTTCAGGTAGTAGGTGCTGTCATCGGGGATATAGAGCCCATAACCGCCCCAGTCGTAGAGGATGTTGTAGGCGACCGTCGAGTCTTTGCAGGTGAACGAACTCGGCGGCGTGGAGCCGCCCTTATCGAAGTGCAGCGCCCGCGCCGGGTTCAGGTTCATCACCCCATCGCCGTGCGCCACGATGTTGCGCTGGACCGAGCTGTTGACGATGTTCGACATCGACAGGCCCCAGCAAGCCGCCTGTCCGCCCAGTCCGTTCGTCGGATCCTGCCCGTGAAGCGTGACGTTGTCCTCGCAGGTGACCGTGACGCCGCCGACAACCGGGATCGAGCCCCTGCCAACCGAAAGTCCGACGATCTGGTGTGAAAAGACGTTGTGCGTGACCGTGCCGCCGGGGCGCACCTGGGTCCCGTCGCACTTGATCAACAAGCTGTTGGTCAACTCGACCGGACCGTTCGTCTCGTCGAAGTACCAGTGGCGCTTCAGGAATGACTGCGCCTCCGGCACCATCCACCCGACCTGGTCACCGTTGTAGAACTCGATGTGCAGGTTGTTGACCCTGAAGACGTAGTTGCCGACGGTCTCATCAGTGATGCCGTTCGAGTAATGCGCGATGTCATAGACCGTGCAGCCCCTGAGCGTGACGCCATCGAGTGAGGCCGTCCCGCCGGAGAGCTGGCCGCTGAAGTAGAAGGCCCACTTGCCGAAGTCGTGGATCTTGAGGTTCTCGAACAGCAGGTCGCCGCCGCCAGCGGAACTCGAGATGTTCCAGTTGAACGCGGACGGGCCAGCGCCGGTCGTTCCGTGATCGTAGGATCCGGCGTACGCCTCGAAGTCCATGAACCAGACGTGCTGCACGATGGCGCCCGGGCCAGCGTTCGAGGTGTTCACCGTCAGCAGCGTGCCCGTCCCGGTGTTGATTTGCGGCTGCGCGCCAGTGCCGTAGGCCCCGATGATGATCGGGCGAGTGGAGCTGAACCCGGAGGTGCTCCAGAGGTCTGAGTGCGACCCCGCGATGGTTGGCTCGGTGTGATTGAGCGTCCCGTCGGCGCCGCTGAACGTCGAGCCCTTCTTGAGCCACAGTCGGTCCCCATTTCCGCCGCGCAGCAGCGCGAGACCGGCCGCGAGCGTCTGCTTGGGCAGGTTGATGGCGAGCCCGCTGTTGCCATTGGATCCGGCGACCGAGTCCACCCAGATCTCGCGGTCGTCCGGATCGAGTGCCGGGATCGTCGTCCACGAGATCCGCGCGAAGTCGGTTGGCAATCCGGTCGCGACCCCAGCGACGTCGAAGAGCGACGCGAAGCCCACCGTGGGGCCCCCGCCGCCACCGCTGGCGTTGTTGCCGACGGCCATCCCGGTGGCCTCCATGAGGCTCCGGAACCCGACGTCGGCCGAAGGTCCGCCGCCGCCGGTCACGTTCCCGACGCTCATCCCGATCAGCAGGAAGAGGCTGCCGAAGCCGACCGTTCCGCCACCTCCTCCACCGCCGTCGACCGTGATACCCAGGTCGTTGGTCGGATCCGGGTCGGCGATGTAGTCGGGGTCCGTGCTCTCGATCGTCTGGCCCGCGTACCCGCGAACCGAGTAGTCGGGCTTCCGCATCAGGCGACCGGGAAGGACCTTGTACGTCGTCACCGCAGCTCAGCTCCCGACGCGGTAGTTGACCCAGGGCGCGGTCGACGTCCCGCCATCCATCCGGATTGCGGCGACCGCGGCCAAGTTGTCTCCGGCTCCGCTCGCGGGTAGCAGCCGGTGGTAGCGACGCACGGCCGAGTGCAGCACCCAAATCAGTACCGGGGTCTCGCCCTCGAGCATCGTGACGACGACGGTCTGGGCGTCCACGCCGTTGACCGGCGCGGTGACCGTCGCCCAGTTCGTGCCGTCCGCGCTGTCCTGCAGCGTGTAGGTCAGGGTCGAGGCCTGGGCGCCTCCGATGAGCACGTAGAGCGTGCCCCGATAGGCAGACGTCGAGATCGCGGGCGTTGCATCGGCAGCGGTCGCGGCCTTGGCATCGTGCCCCGATACTTGCCTGACATACGGCGGACTGAACATCTTGAATCAGCCTCCCTCGATGACCTCGACCGGTTCGTGGTTCTTGCGCTTGGCCGGCTGCGTCGCGCGCGTCTCGGCCGTGGGGATGGGTGCGGGCGCCTTGGCGACCTTGGGCGCGCGCGCGGCCTCGTACTCGTTCATGGCCATGCGCGCTGCAGGAAGGTTGATCTCGCTCGGCACGCTGCCCTCGGGCGCGTCCTCGAGCTTGTGGAGCTGCCCCTCGCACCAGCCGGTGATGTGCTTCACGATCGGGCGCCCCTCGCCGTCGCGGTGCGGCATGCCGTCAGCCGCGAGCACCGGCACGTCGTAGCCGCACTCGAGCGGATGCCCGAGGTCGACCACGTAGCCCTGGCCGCCGCGGCTGCGCTGGTCCTCGGGGAACGGAGGGACGGGCCACTGCAGGTGGCAGTTGTTGCCCTTGACCTTCATCAGCTTGATCTGGTGCGCCATCTCGATCGCCTGCGTCCTTGGTGATGCTGTTCGCCTAGTTGGTTTCAGGTGGCGCGGCGAGGCCCTACAGCCCCCGCCGCGCCGCCGTTCTCTTTCAGCGCGTCTCGATCAGACGACGAAGTCGGCCGCGGAGGCCGTCTTGGCTTCCGACGTGATCTGCGCCTGCGTGACGTAGCTCGTCGACTGCGGGTTGTAGAGCAGCACCGTCACGCCGACCTCGGAGCTAGCCGTGCCGACGATGCAGATCACGCGGATGAACTTCTTCCGCGCGCGCAGGTCGATCGAGCCGTGGTAGATCAGGCCGCTCATGTTGGTGCCTGCCTGCGTCTTCTGGCTGAAGGCCGCGCCGGTGATGGCGGCGTAGCCGGAGCCGAGCAGGTCGGACTCCTCGACGGTGACGTCGACCGTCGCGCTGGCACCGAGCGTGCCCAGCGCGAGGATGACGTCGGCCTGGTCGAAGCCGGTGCGGGTGAAGCCCGTCCCGGTCGTGGTGCCGGCACCCTGCGCGTCCGGAGGGATCGCGTTGACGGGCCGGATGAAGGTCTGAGGGCTGTTCTGCATGGTCGTTTCCTTGTGGTGTTCCTTGGGGTTCGTGTCTCAGGTGGAGGTGAAGTGCCCAGGGATCAGGCCGAAGCCGTGCAGAAGGACGCCGGCTGCTCGATGCCGATGTCGGCGTACATCACCATGCGGATCTGCATGGAGTTGTTGGCCATGGCGGTGTCGGACACGTCGCTGGCCTTGAGCTCGATGCCGCCGAAGCGCATCAGGAACGCGCTCAGCCAGTTGCCGAAGATCGCGGCGTTCGCGCCCGAGGACGCGAGCTGCGTGGTGAAGCCGTACTTGAAGCCCCACAGGGTGTCGGCGATCCCGTCGGCGAGCACGCGGCGCTGCAGCGGCTGCGTCGAGGCCGAGTCCGGCATCTTCGCGATCGCGTTCAGCTTCTGCGGCGAGAGAGCCCAGCCGGGCTTGCCCTTCAGCGCGTTGGCGTTGCGGACTGCGGCGATGATGTCCATCCCCTGGTCGTAGGTGGGCGTGGCGAGCGTGCTCGAGAGCACCCCGATCTGGTTCACGATGCCCGTCGGCTGACCCGACGCGCCCGTGCCCTGCAGGATCGCGTTGTCGATGGCCAGCGCGAACTGCGTGCGCATCGAGTTCTGGATCACGCCGTCCACCGCGGGGACCGCGGCGTTCAGCAGCATCATCGAGAGCTCCGTGCGCGCGACGAGCTGGCGCGGGCGCAGGTTCATCTGGCCGATTGCCGGCTGGCTCAGCGTGCTCGCCGCGTTCTCGGCGATCCACTGGGCCGCCACGTCGGACGTCTGCTTCGGGAAGCTGACCGGCGAGAACGGCATGCCGCCGATGTCGCGCGCGCCCAGCGAGAAGCAGATCGACTCCGCGCGCAGCGGCTCGATGATCGCCGTCATCACCTGGGGCGGGACGATGAAGCCGCCTGCCGAGTCGACGCCGGTCGTCATGGCTCGCGTGGCGATAAAGACCTCGCGCTCGACGCCGGCGCGGGTCCAGTCCTTCGTCCCGATCGCGTAGGACGCGCGGCTGAGGCTGAAGTCCTTCTTGGCGTCGCCGCTGGGCTCGCTCCCGGGCAGGGAGAAGGTCGGCCACTGGAGCGACACCTGACGCTTGAAGGCGTTCAGTTCGTCCGCGAACTTCTTGAGGAGGTTCTCGGCCTTCTCGTTGTCGCGCTGCTGCCACTCCTTCTGGAGTTCGGTGATGGCCTGCGCGGCCAGGCTCTTCAGCAGCGCGGGGTCGACCAGCTTCGGGTCACTGACCAGTTCCGTGGGCATGGGATGAGTGCTCGGGCTTCGTCGCGGCCGCGCTCAGCGCAGCCCTGACGGCCGTGGAGATGCGCTCCTCGGCGGTGTCGTCGGTGACGGACTCCCGACTCGTCCCGGCACTCATCAGGGCGGCACTGGTGGTCGCGGCATCCCCGTCGGTCTGCCCCGCACCCTCCGCGCCCTTGGTCACGCGTTCTGAGGTCTTCGAGTTCTGACTCAGGGCGGCACGCGCCTCCCGGAGCTCCGTCGTCGCTTCCTTCATTGCACGGGTCGCGGCGGAAAGCTCTTCGCGTACTACGCGAGAGGGTTCGATTTCCGGGGCCTGCTCCTTCGCGCCCTTCAGCCAGGGCAGGTCCGCCGACTGCGGCACGATCGTGCGCGCCGCGCCGTAGGTGTTCTTCAGCCAGGTCTCCTCGGTGACCTCGAGGGCCTTCGAG